CAACGGATGAGCATTCCACTCATCCGCTGCGGGGATGTCAACCGTTGCCGTTCAACTCATCGAACAGGCGGCCCTCATCTTCGACTCGCTGCGCCGTGGCGGCCATCAGAATAGCCGTCAATTCGGCTGACGCCTCGGCCACCGAGCTAGCAACATCAGCAGGGGCGGCGGTCGTGACAACCATGCCGAACGACACGATTGTGGCGGCAGCAAACAGCAGCGGATCAGTCCTCACACCCGACGCCCGCTCGGCCAGAGCAAACGAATGTGACAGATGCTCGGCGGTGGCGAGTACAAAATCAACGCCTTCGTTGAGGTCCATGCCAAACTCATCCATTATCAATCCCTTTCGTCGGGCGCCCCGTTGGCGCTTTCGATACTGCTATCATGCGCTTCGCTCATGGTTGCCGTCAAGCATTTCCCTTGTGACGCATGTCACATCTACACTGGTGCACTGAATCCATCGAAAAGGTGAACAATACGTCCGTAAGAAAGGACCAGGGGCGATCGGCACCCCTGGTCCCTTCCGACTGCGGGCGCCTACTTGCGCCACACCCAATAGCTCTCACAGGGCTCTAGATTGCGCCGTGCAGGCCGCAAATCTTCGGGCCGTACCCTGGTCCGCCAAACTTCCATTTCGTGCTGTAGGAGCCTGGTGTCCCTACGCTCGTCCGCCGCTAGTTCGTCGTGCTCGTCCATCGTCAAACACCTCCCTCTAGTTCTAGCCCTAGATCGGCCAGAGTGTCTTTGATCCAGCCTTCTGGATCGCTGACCAGCCGTCGCACGCCGTCCGACCGCTGGACGTCGATCACAACATCCGCCCCGAACCTTTCGCCTTGCGTTGTCGGACGGGCGCTGCAATTGTCAGGATCGAAATTGCCTGGGGCAGAGCGCATCGCACCAAAGAATACACGGCGCAACATGGCAGGATGCGCAAGTGCGAACATGACTTGATCAATGTCCATCGGATCGGTGGCCGACTTGATCGTCACGGTTTGTGAAAGGGTGCCACCTTCATATAGATTTGCACATGAGAATTCGGCAATGACACGGACAGAATGACCCATCATGGTTAGAGATTCGACCAGGGCACAAATCGCAGCGCCACGACGGCGGATGCTGTCACCCGACGAATCGGCGTTAACAGTCACCCCGCACAGTACCGTGATCACCTTGCCGTGCGTGGAGACAGGCTCCATAACGAAATCCATCATGCATTCAGGCTCACCCGACAGGAACGCACCAATATCGACACAGGCGCCCGTAACGTCGTGCTGGACGATGTGATGCTCAGGGAGGGCCTCGGCAAGGCTACCCATGATCACACCAGACAGACGCCGAACGTCGTCCCCAGGTTCCGACCAGCCCGTCAAAGCGAGTGCGAACCCTTCCTCATTGGTAGAAGTGCCGTACCATGCGGCACACTCGGTCTGTCCAGCATGGTAGGGATTGATCCTCGCAACCTTCACAAGGTCGGTCATGCAGTCGAAATCTTGAACAATGAGAGACTTGGCTTTGGCTTTGGCCATGATTACCTAGCCTCCCTCTGCACGACGACCGTATGACAATGCGAATGGAGCACGCTCGCCTTGCGGCCAGGCGCACGCTTCCGCCAGTAGGCGATGCCGCCCTCATGGATCGGCTCGCCGCACTCGGCGCAGGTTGACTCAAACCTTGCGTGGATACGAATATAGCCTGTACCTTCGGCAGGGGTTTGGTCTGATGTAGGCTCACCAGGGTCGACCTCTTCGGCCGTCTCTACGACCGCCTTAGGAACCTCAGCAGGAGCCTTAGGAGCCTTTAGGTCACGGTCCGCCATGCGAATCTTCGCAACTTGATCAGGACCGAGCCCACGAAAGACTCGCATAGAAAGAACCTGCTCTAGCGTGAAACCAGCCGCCAGCATCATGGCGCCATCCTTGATCGCCCTAGTTGACAGGACATGATCGATACTGTGTTCCTTCGCCCATTTGCGGTACTCGTGAATCCGCTCACACCAAGCCAAACCCGAAGAACCGTATTGGCCTGCAATCTCACGCTCCAAATCCTCGTCATAGTCGATCATAACCTGCACAAAACGATCCAAGGTCGCAGCATCCAAAGCGTTGCGACCAATGTACTTCACGGTAGCGCCCGTCCCATACGTGTTCGCAGACGCCATAAACACGTGGGTTGCAGCGATCGGCCGCAACCCGTCAGGAAACGAAACGTGACCATTAGCCAAACCCGTATTAAGTGCAGCCGTGATATTCGCATTACCGTTGTCAATCTCATCCATCAAGAACAGACCAGGACCCCTGTCAGAGCCGTCGCCCGTCGCCATCCGCCGATAATCGGTAGACACGTAACGGCCCTGAGCATCCAAATAACCGAACAGAGCGGTACCAGTCATCTGCGCATGGCACGACAAGGTGCCAAACGGCAACGACAATGCCTCGGCAACCTGCTCAGCCAACGTAGTCTTACCAGTCCCCGCAGGACCCACCAGATACACATTCAGACCTAGTGCAGCCAATTTGTAGACCTGTTCGAAAGAATGGTGCCGACGATGCACAGCAGGCGGCGGACTCTCCACCGACCACACGACAGACGGTGCGGCAGAAACAGCCTGAGCCGCCGTCAATACGTCCCGCAAACGGGCGATTTCGTCCTGAGCGTTCGCAAGTGCAAGCGAATTGTCAGGACCAGGATCGGCCAAAGCGCCGATGCTGGCAGGAAGCACACCCGAACGGATAGCGGCCAACGTCTCATCCTTGCTGACACTCATCCACCGATTACCAGGGACAGCAGGAAAGACGAGCATCGCACAACGCCGAACCTCGGCGTTAGGCAGACTTTCCAGTGTATAAATATCCTGCCAGGTTTCATATTCGAACACTGCGAAACCGCTCCCAGCGGTTTCGCTCCTACGAACCTGACGAGCCTTCGGCGCACCCATCGTGCAGCTACCTCCTCGGTTGTCCTGTCCGCCGATCGGACTGGACAAGTTCACAGTAGCACCAATGTCAATACCTAACCAGGCCCTATGTCCCTGCCACCGCACATCGTAACACAATAGCAACACCGAGAGGCCCCTGCCCGCCTTACACCGCAAGTCTGTAACCACATTGTGGAACCCTAGTCCACGTACTTGTATTGCACTTGTATGGTTGGGCAATGCCATTGCGTGCCCCACGTACGTGCAACGTATCGACATACATCAATACATCACACCGATTACGCAAGTGTGCGCTTACGTTAATGATTATCCGAAGCGAACACTTCGGTAATCCAAACCACCGTCCCAGGGCAGGGGGGGGAGGTAGGGGGGGGAGGGTATAGCGTGCATAAAGGAATCCGTGTACATGTTGGTACCTGTGCGCATAAGGGTGTTCTAGTTTTTTTTAGGAGTCCTAGTTTGGGTTTTTTATAGTTTGTTGTTTTGTGTTTGAACATCGCACAGCGATGAGAGGTTGTGCATCGTCTCGGGCTGTCTTTGCCTTCTGAATGCAAAATGCCCGAACCGCTGTGGGTTCGGGCTTCTGAATTCCTGACCAACTAGGTCGGCTTTCGGCCGCACCTAGTTGTCCTTAACTCGTTGTTTCGATGTTTCGTTGTCTGTCCTCGCTCTCGCCTCGGGGCTTCCGCTCGGACTGTCATTGCCTTATGTTGTTACGTAGTTTCGTTGCCCCCCCCTCTTACTCCCCCCCAAGCGTTCATAATGCTAACTTTAGTTAGCACTTGTTGCATAAGCCCAGGAAGGGCTATGACAGATGTCACACGTGAACGATCGGGAACTATGTAGTGAGAGGTTGTGCAAAATGCTGGATGATCTGACTCCTGCCCAGGAACGTTTCGCTGAGTGGCTTGCTACACCTATGGGCGACCGCAAGCCACGACGGTTTGAAGATTTCGCTGAGGAACTTGGTGTTTCGCAGCCAACGCTGTACCGTTGGCGGAAGCGTGCCGATGTTCGTACCCGTGCCCAAGAAATTGTGGATGAGGCCGTGGGCGGTCCCGAGCGGGTCCGCATGGTGTTGGAGAAGATTGCGGAGCAGGCCCTTGCGGGGGCGGCGAAGCAGCAAGAGTTGTATTTGCGTTATGCGGGGATGCTGGTGGATCGTCGGGTTGTCGAGAAGATCAACACCCATCAGGATATTGAGGAGATGACTGACGAGGAGGTTGAGGCGGCTTGGGAGGCTGAGGCGGCTGACCAGCAGTACGAGTGGGATGTTGAGGCGGCCGACATTTTCAACGCCAACAATTTGGAAGAGTTGGATGTAGATGGCGACACGTAAGCAACAGTTGTTGCGTGAAGTCCAGTTTCGCAAGGCGTTTGGTTCGAAGAATGGCACAGACTTTGATCTGGTGGCGGGGTTCACCTATTTTGCGAAAGAGTTTGTGAAAATTGCGCAGGCTGACGCTGAGATTCCGTTTGTTCTCCGTGAGGCACAGTTGGAGACGGTGAAACATCTTGCCGCTGGTGAAGACATCATTGTGTTGAAAGCCAGGCAGGTCGGGTTTTCTACCCTGTTTGCTGCGTGGGCTTTGTATATGACGTTGACCCGTCCGTCGTATGCTGTACTGTTTCTGTCCCGTAACCGTGAGGAAGCGGTGTACCTGTTGGCGAAGGCCAAGTTTGCGTACACCCGTCTGCCTGAATGGGTGAAGGAACGTTTGCCTACACCACGGGTGAACAACGAGCAGCGTATGGCGTTCACAAACCATGCGAGTATTACGAGCCTGCCGTCCCGTAAGGACGCCGCACGAGGCCGCACTACGTCTTTGCTGATTGCGGACGAGTTTGCTTCGCTAGAGGACCAGGAGGAAGCCTGGGCCGCCATGCTGCCCGCCACATCTGTGGGCGGGCAGGCGGTGGTACTTAGCACTGCAAAAGGTTCGGGCGACCTATTCGAAACTTTGTGGAACAAGGCCATGACAAAGG